GATAAATTTATTACTATTATTAATAGAACACGAAGTAATACTACTAAACCTAAATGAAAATTGCTTTGATTACCGACCAGCATTTAGATGGACGGAAAGGTTCTGTAGCTTTTTGGAATTACTTCCAGAAATTTTATGATGAAATCTTTTTTCCAACCCTTGAAAAAGAAGGTATCACCACAGTCATTGATTTGGGTGACACTTTTGATAACAGAAAGTCTATGGACTTTAATACTTTTAATCGTATTACTGAAAATTATTTCAAACGTTTAAAAGATTATACCGTCCATATGATTCTGGGTAATCATTGTACGTATTATAAAAATACAAATAAGATTAATTCTCCAGAGCTATTACTGGAGCAATATAAAAACATAACGATTTACTCAAAACCAGATGAAATTACTCTGGGTAGTAAAAAGTTTTTAATGATGCCATGGATCAATTCTGAAAATAGAGATGATAGCGTAGAAGTTATGCAAAACTCTACTGCTGAAATTATGTGTGGACACCTTGAGTGTGATGGATTTGAAGTCACACCTGGTATGAAATTTGATGGTGGGTTTAAAGTTTCTGATTTTAAAAACTTTAAACGTGTTTGGTCTGGACACTTCCATCATAGATCAAAACGAGGAAATGTCCAATACTTAGGCAACCCTTATCAGATGTTCTGGAATGATTACAAGGATACTCGTGGGTTTCATATCTATGATACTGAGAGTGATAGACTCAGATTTGTGGAGAACCCCTTTGAAATATTTGAGAAACTTTACTACAACGACATCGAATCAGACTACAACAAATACAGTGTGTCAGATTATAGAGACAAGTTTATTAAACTCATCGTTGAAGAGAAACGGGATTACCAGATGTTCGAGACACTGGTTGATCGTTTATACAATGTAGGTGCTCATGATGTAAAAATTGTTGAGACCCTAGTTGACGCAGACAATATCGAAGATGCAGATTTAGAAACTAAGGATACAATGACTCTTCTCAATGAGTATATTGATGAAGTAGAGATTGCCGTAGACAAAAGTTCTTTGAAGTCTTTGATGAGAACACTATATATTGAAAGCTGCAATGTTTCCTAATGTTCGTCTTAACAATAGAAAATCATCCAGAAGGTGTATATTCTGTTTTTGACGAAGCAGAGAATAGGGTCATACCTATTTTCTTAGCTAATGACGATGCAGAAAGATATTTAATGATGATGCAATCAGAAGAGGACTATCCTCCTATGCAGGTTGTGGAAATGGAAGATCATGTTATAATAGGAGCATGTCAAGATCGTGGACAACGGTTTTCCATTATCACACCTGACGATTTTTTAATACCACCCGATGATCCTGCTTAAATGATTATATTTGAAAAGATCCGTTGGAAGAATTTTCTATCCACGGGTAATGTTTTTAGTGAAATTGATTTAGAAGAAGGTAGAACAAATTTAATCGTTGGTAGCAACGGAGCAGGTAAGAGTACCATTTTGGATGCTCTTACTTTTTCGCTGTTTGGAAAACCTTTTCGTAAGATCAGTAAAGGATCTCTAATCAACAGCATCAATGAAAAAGATTGTATGGTTGAAATAGAGTTTCGTATTGGTAAGCTAGATTATAAAGTTATTCGTGGTATCAAACCTAATAAGTTTGAGATCTATTGTAATGGTCAATTGTGGAATCAGGAGAGTTCTGTAAACGAACAGCAGAAAAACTTTGAGCAGAATGTGCTCAAGATGAATTACAAATCATTTACGCAGATTGTTGTGTTGGGATCATCTACATTTATCCCATTCATGAAATTGCCTGGTGGTCAACGTCGTGATATTATTGAAGACATTTTGGACATTCAAGTATTTTCTACTATGAATGTTCTTCTTAAAGATAAGATGCGTGATAATAATGATGAAGTTCGTGACATTAATTATCAAATTGATCTTCTAAAGGATAAGATTGAATTGCAAAAGCAAACTATGCTTACTTTAGAGAAGAGAAATCAGGAAGAGATTGATCGTAAGAAAGAAAAGATACTTGAATATAAGAAGAGTGAGCTACAGGGTACAGAAGATGTTGAGAAATTAACACAACAAATCTGTAATCTTAATAAAGAAATGCAGGAGTATCATCAATCAAGTGAAAAATTGAAGAAGTTGAACACATACTTGATCAAGGTGACACATAAGTTGAACACATGTAAGAAGGAACTTGAGTTTTTCGAGAACAATCATGTGTGTCCTACGTGTACACAAGACATATCAAAAGAGTTTCGTGATTTAAAATTGAGTGACGGTAAAGGTAAGGTCAATGATATTAATGTGGGGTGTGAAGAACTTAAGTCAGCTATAAAGGATGAAGAAGAAAGAAATGAAAAGTTTGTCACCTTGTCACTTGAAGTTAATGAATTAAATACCAAGGTATCTCAAAATAATTTTCAATTAATGACAATCCGCAAACAAGTGGATTCACTTGAAGAAGAGATTAAAGAATTACAAGGTGATAGTGTTGATAAGAAAGAAGAGTATAATAAATTAGAAACTCTTGTTAAAGATAGAAAAGATTTAAGTAAGCAACAAGCTAGCTTAAAATCTGATCGTGATGTTCTTACAACAGCAGGTCAACTCCTTAAAGATAATGGTATCAAGACTAGGATCATCAAAACCTATCTTCCTACTATGAATAAATTGATTAACGATTTCTTACAGAGGATGGAGTTTTATGTCAATTTCACTCTTGATGAGAACTTTGAGGAGCAAATCAAGTCTAGATATCGTGATGTATTCTCTTACGATAGTTTCAGTGAAGGAGAGAAAGCTCGTATTGACATCGCTCTGTTGCTTACTTGGCGTAGCATTGCTAAACTTAAGAATTCTGTGGATACTAACCTATTGATCTTGGATGAGATCTTTGATGGATCGCTTGACCAATCGGGTACTTCTGATCTAGGATGGATACTTCGCAATTTTGATGACAGTACCAAAGTGTTTGTAATCAGTCATAAGCAGGGTATGGACGATAAGTTCGACCGTACTATCTCTGTGGAGAAGGTCAAGAACTACTCAACCCTCAATGTGACAATCAACGAAGTGACACATGGACTGGTTGGCTAGTCCATTTCTTTGTTATGATGTATACATCAGCAAAGGAAACACATGGCAAACAACAAAGAAATCAAAGGTAATCTAGCAAGACTTCTAGCTACAGAGAACCTTGTTGTAGAACACAAGCAAACTCCTACAGCATATTTTGATGTTGATCGTAGAGTGTTGACCCTTCCTACTTGGGACAAAGCATCCGATATAGTATATGATATGCTAGTTGGTCATGAGGTTGGACACGCATTGTTCACACCTAATAAGGACTGGAGATATGATGTTGATTGCCCTAAAGATTTTGTGAACGTTATTGAGGATGCTCGTATTGAGAAATTAATGAAGCGTAAGTATCCTGGTCTTAAGAAGAGTTTTGCTGGTGGTTATAAAGAATTAAATGATAGAGATTTCTTTGATACTCATGGTCAGGATTTTAGTTCTTTCAGTTTAATTGATCGTATCAATCTTCATTTTAAAATTGGTGCTGATGCACTTATTCCTTTCTCTATTGAAGAGAAAGTATTTGTTGCTCGTACAGATCTTGCTGAAACTTTTGAAGAAGTTTTAAAAATTGCTCTTGATGTACATGAGTTTAGTAACCAGTTCGAGCAAGTTGCTGAGACACCTGTAGGTTCTCCTGAGCAATCTGATGAAGGAGAAGATCAAGATGAAGAAGATCAAGTAGAATCTGAAGAGGAAAATTCTGAAGAAGGTTCAGATGAAGATCAACCTAATACTCTACCTAACTTTGGTGGTGCGAGTTCTACATCTAATGCAGATATCAATCCAGATGATTATGAAGAAGATGATATGAATGATGGTTCTGAAGGTGGAGACACTTCTGAAACACAACGTTCTTTTAATGAAAAAGCAGAAAAACTTTCTTCTCGTAATTATGGTGGTCGCAACACTACATATATTGAGATTCCTAAAAAAGTTGATTTAGATAATCACCTTGTAGATTGGACTGTTCTTCACGATTGGATTGATAGTCAAGCATCTGATGAAGAAGGTGTTTATGATATTGTTGATAATGATTATCGTGAGTTCCGTCAGTCATCTCAGAAGGAAGTAAATTATCTTGTTAAAGAGTTTGAGTGTCGTAAGTCTGCTGATGCTTATGCTCGTGCAGGTGAATCTAAGACTGGTGTACTTGATACTACTAAGTTACATACTTATCTCTATAATGATGATATTTTTAAGAAGGTAACTGTTGTTCCTGATGGTAAGAATCATGGTCTTATCTTTATCCTTGATTGGTCTGGTTCTATGCAGAATGAGTTGTTAGCTACTGTTAAGCAACTTCTTAATCTAACTTCATTCTGTAAGAAAGTTCAAATCCCATTTGAAGTATATGCATTTACTAATGAGTGGTATGCAGCAAAACGTGCTATAGAAAATGTAGCAGGTAATAATCCAGATGATTATGATTATTATGGTCGTACTTGGGATGGATTGAAGAAGAATGAATTCTATATTGATTCACGTTTCTTCCACTTGATGAACTTTGTTTCTTCACGTTCTAACTCTCGTGACTATGATCGTATGTGTAGGAACTTGTTTAGGGAAGCAAACTACTATAGAAATTATCGTGGTTATCAAAACACAATTGGTGTTGGTCTTTCTGGTACACCATTGAATGAAGCAATCGTAATGCTCAATTACATTCTTCCTGAATTCAAGAAGAATAATGATCTACAGAAAGTTAATGTTTGTATATTAACTGATGGTGAAGCATGTCAATCTGCCTATGGTAAAGAGAGATATGATGATTATAAAGATGAGAATATTATTCGTCCTTACCGTATTGATTGGGGTAATGCTCTTCGTGATCGTCAGACTGGTCGTGTATATCCTGAGTTTGAATATGACACTGTTACTAATACCTTTATTCAGCAGGTTCGTGACCGTAATCCTAACGTAAATGTAATTGGATTCCGTATTCTTCAGGGTAGTCAGTTGTCCAGTTTTGTTCAACGCTATGGTTCATTTGAGTCATACTCTGATATCCAAAAACAATGGAAGAAAGAGAAGTCTGCAATCATTCCTAATCCTGCAGCATTTACTGCTCTCTATGCTATCAATAACAGTGCTTTAAATCAGAGTACAGAGTTAGATGTTGAAGTAGGTGCTAAGAAGGGTGACATTTCTAGAGCATTTAAAAAGATGCTTAAGAGTAAGTCCACTAACAAAAAGCTACTCAATTCATTCGTAGAGTATGTCAGTTGACAAACTGGTACACATGGGGTCGCATTGACCCCAAAACATACTATACTATATTCATAGACAAGAAAACACATCATGCCATTCGCTCCTGTTCCAGTTACAACTGAAGACCTAGTTACATACCTTTCTGATAAGGTTGGTACTGAGGTAAATACTAAGCAACTTTTTGAAGCATCAGAACATTTTAAATGTTCTCTAGCTACTGTTAAAAAGAGACTTAAATCATATAAGCAGGGTATTGGCAAGTGGAACCTAACTGTTCAAGAAAAACTTGAGCAAACTTACCAAGCACCTTCTGCTATTCCTGCTGTTCAGCAAAATCTTATTCCTGATAAGGATCCAAACTTTGTTCCTTTCGGTAACTTCTCTGATGTAAAGAAAATCATCAGTTCTAAAATGTTTTATCCTACATTCATTACTGGTCTTTCAGGTAATGGTAAGACAGTTAGTGTAGAACAAGCATGTGCTCAACTAAATAGAGAACTGATTCGTGTAAACATAACCATTGAAACTGACGAAGACGATCTTATTGGTGGGTTTCGCCTTGTTAATGGTCAAACTGCTTGGCACAACGGACCTGTGGTGGAAGCTTTGGAGAGGGGAGCAGTGTTGCTTCTAGATGAAGTTGATCTAGCATCTAACAAGATCCTCTGCCTTCAGTCTATCCTAGAAGGTAAGGGTGTCTTCCTTAAGAAGACTGGTCGTTATGTAACACCATCATCAGGATTTAATATTATAGCTACTGCAAACACTAAGGGTAAAGGATCTGAGGATGGTAGGTTCATAGGTACTAACGTATTGAACGAAGCATTCCTTGAGAGATTTGCATTGACATTTGAGCAAGAGTATCCTACAGTTGCTACTGAGACTAAGATTCTCCAGAAAGCAGCAGGTAACCTTGGTGTACTTGATGAAGAGTTCTGCTCTAATCTTGCTAACTGGGCAGATATCATTCGTCGTACTTTTAAAGACGGTGGTATTGATGAAGTAATTTCTACACGTAGACTTGTACACATCATTCGTGCCTTCGCTATCTGGCAGGATCGTATGAAGGCAATCAAAGTTTGTGTTAATCGTTTTGACGATGAGACCAAACAATCATTCATCGAACTTTATGATAAGATCGATGCTGACGTTCAACCTAACGGAGAAGAATCCGATGACCAAACCGTTTGATGGATATCTTGGACACATCCTCCGTCTCAAAGACGGTAGGAGTGTCCGTATTATTGGAGATGGAGGTGAGGAGTGGAAAGCAAATCACAAAATCAATGTGATTGACCTTGACGGAAATGAATTTCAATGTTATCATGGTGATATAGATCATGTCTGGAGTGAAAATTGAAGTACAATGAAGGTGAGATCCTCAAAGAGATCTCAGATTATGTGTCCAGTACCTATAGTGCTCACTACAGTAAGAATGGGATTCAAACATTAGATCTCATTGATTCTGTTGGTGATGCTGAAGCATTCTGTAGGTCTAATATTTTGAAATATGCTTCACGTTATGATAGGAAGGGTTCAGCACGTAAGGACATCATTAAGATTGCTCATTACGCTATTCTCCTTTTGCACTTTAGTGATAAGCAAGCTAAAGCTAACCAGATTAACGCAAACAACCCTACATCCTTTTCAGTTGATTATGACAAATGAGTAAAGTAACACTATCCAAAAAAACATTAGACGTTCTTAAGAACTTTTCGACTATCAATTCATCTATTGTATTTCGTCAAGGTTCAACAGTTAGAACTATATCTAATGCAGAAAACATTCTAGCAAAATTTACTGGAGAAGAAGTATTTCCTTCTGACTTTGCAATCTATGATCTTAGTCAGTTCCTTAGTGGTATCTCTTTATTCAACGATCCTCAATTAGAGTTTACATCTACTGATTTTGTTAATATCCGTGGAGGTCGTCAGTCTGCTAAGTATTACTTCTCTGATCCTGAGATTACACTAAAGTCTGCACCAGAAAAGAATGTAAAGTTTCCTGGTGCTGATGTAGAATTTACTCTTTCTGCTGATGATCTTATAGCTTTGCAAAAAGCATCTGCAGTTTATAGTTTACCTGATCTCACTTTTTATTCTGAAGAAGGTTCTGATCAAATCAAACTTATTCTTAGGGACAAAGAAAATGATACCAGTAATACTTACGATATCACCGTTGCAGGTTGTACTACTGGTACCTATTCTCTTGATCTTAAGATTGAGAACATTCGTGTTTTACCAGGTGACTATTCTGTTAAAGTATCTCAACATCTAATTTCTGAATGGATTAATACTGATGTTGATCTAACCTATTATATTGCACTTGAACCTTGAGTAAAGAATTTTTATGGGTGGAGAAATACCGCCCACATATTATTGATGACTGTATACTCCCTCAGACTATTAAGGATGTGTTTAAGGGTTTCGTCAAGCAAGGTGAACTTCCTAACCTCTTGTTGAGTGGTACTGCAGGTGTAGGTAAAACTACAATTGCTAAAGCTTTGTGTGATGAGATTGGTGCTTCCTATATTATAATCAATGGATCTGACGAAGGTCGTTTCCTAGACACAGTGAGAAATCGTGTAAGGCAATTTGCTACTACAGTCTCATTGACCTCTGGAGCGTCTCACAAGGTCGTTATTATAGATGAGGCAGATAACACAACTAACGATGTTCAGTTGTCTTTGAGGACTGCTGTAGAGGAGTTTCATAGTAACTGTCGTTTTATCTTTACATGCAACTTCGTTAATAAAATTATTGAACCGTTGCATTCACGTTGTACAGGTGTTGATTTTAGAATTAAACCTGAACAAGCAGTGAAACTACAAGGTGAGTTTTTCACTCGTCTTAAAACGATTCTTACAAATGAAAATGTTAAATTTGAAGATAAAGTTCTGGCTAAACTTGTTAGGAGGTATTATCCTGACTGGCGTAGGCTTATCAATGAGTGTCAACGCTATTCTGCTAGTGGAGCCATTGACTCAGCTATTCTTGTTGATGTTGCTGATGTTAATCTTGATACTCTTCTTTCGTCGTTAAAGAAGAAAGATTTTACCACAGTTAAAAACTGGGTAGTACAGCACATGGATAATGATCCTACAATGGTCATGCGTAAGATCTATGATAGTTTGTATGATGTATTAAAACCTTCTTCTATTCCTGAAGCAGTTTTAGTCATTGCCAAATACATGAATAATATTCCTATTGTTCCTGACCAAGAAATTAATCTGTTAGCATGTCTGACAGAGATTATGATGAGTTGTGAATTCAAATGATTAATAAAGAAAAAGTAAGAGCACAAGTAAAATCCAGATGGTATTATATCTTCTGGGGTGTAGCTACATTCTCTGTAGTTGCTGGACAAGTATATGTTGGTTCTGGATATAGAGCATTCTCTAATTCTCTAAACAGAATATTTGATACTATTGAAGTTGAATACGTACCACCTAAATTTTACTAATGAATAGAACTCAAAACAAAGAAAACTATTATTACTTTTTTTGGATAGTTGCTATGGTTGCTTTCATAGTACCACAAGTAGTTACTGCAGTTGCTTACCATAGACTTGCAGACCATTTAGATGGTACAATTAAAGTTGAGGTTATTGACAGTGCCACAAACGATTAAATCATTAAAGACACCCCTTAGATATCCTGGTGGGAAGAGTAGAGCAACTGTAAAGCTTGCACAATTCTTTCCTAATATGGATAGGTATAGAGAGTTTAGGGAACCTTTTCTTGGTGGTGGTTCTGTAGCATTGTATGTTACAAAGATGTTTCCACACTTAGAGATCTGGGTTAATGATCTATATGAACCTCTATACAATTTCTGGTGTGAGTTACAACACAACGGACAGGATCTTGAAGATGCTATTTTGTCTTTAAAGAATATGCATCCAGATAGAACAACCGCCAGAGAACTATTCAACAAATCAAAAGAAGATGTAAATGACAAAGAAAAATCAAACCTTGCTCGTGCCTGCGCTTTTTATATCGTTAATAAGTGTTCCTTTAGTGGTCTTACTGAATCTTCCTCGTTCTCCCCACAGGCATCCGAATCAAACTTCTCCTTTAGAGGAATTGAAAGACTTAGCGACTACTCCAAACTCATTGAAAACTGGACAATAACAAATCTTTCTTATGAGAGAATGTTGTCAGATGAGAAAGACGTATTCTCATACTTAGATCCACCTTATGATATTAAGGATAACCTTTATGGTAAGAAGGGTGATATGCATAAGAGATTTGATCATGATGAATTTGCTAACTGGTGTGATACATATTGTGGTCACCAGTTGATTTCATATAACTCTGATCAGATTGTTAAGGATCGTTTCAAGGAGTGGACAGCTGCTGAATTTGCACACACTTACACCATGAGGTCTGTGGGGTGCTATAATACAGATCAAGCAAAGAGGAAGGAATTAGTCCTTATGAACTATGAAGTGTGAAGTTAAACTATTCAAAGCAGGCACCGTCTTCACTGAAGAAGTTATCGCCGTTGATTACCAAGATGCACGTAAGGTAGCTCTTGCTCGTAATCCTGGTGCTACTATAGTTGGTGTTACTGCAAAATTTAAGTAAATTTGATGATTAAATTATGGAAGATATGGAAGTATGCATTGGGTAGCTTCTCTGACGAAAAGACTGAACCCTACGACAACTACGTTGTTCTGGTACGTTCTATTATATTCATTTCTTATCTCG